GTTAGTAGACTACTGCAAAAGAAAGTTAGGTGCTCCTGTTCTCGAAATTAATGTTGCTGATGAGCAAATCGAGGACTTAGTTGATGATGCCATTCAATATTTTCATGAAAGACATTTTGATGGGGTGGGACAAGTATTTCTGAAATATCAAATTACTCAAGATGATATTGATAGAGGTAGAGCTCCTGCCGGACTTTCTTCTACTGCGGGAATTACAACAACTTCGGCTACAACATCAATTGTTGGTACTGCCACTACTTTTTCTTATAAAGAAAATAGTAATTATCTACAAGTCCCTCCATCCGTTATAGGAGTTAACAAGTTATTTCAATTTTCTGGAGGAAATTCAATCACTAACAATATGTTTAGTGTGAAATATCAATTATTCTTGAATGATGTCTATTTTTTCGGGAATACTGAACTACTGTCATATGCTATGACAAAAACATATCTTGAAGATCTTGATTTCTTATTGAATACTCATAAGCAGATAAGGTTCAATCAAAGAATGGATAGATTATATCTTGATATTGATTGGAGCACATTAAGCGCGGGAGAATACATTATTATCGATTGTTTCAGAACAGTAGATCCAAACGATTTTGCAAGAGTTTATAACGACTCTTTCATCAAACCATATCTGACTGCCTTAATTAAACGTCAGTGGGGACAGAATCTCATGAAGTTTCAAGGAGTTAAACTTCCTGGTGGAGTGGAACTAAACGGAAGACAAATTTATGAAGATGGGCAGAATGATTTAGACAAAATCATGGAAAAAATGTCCAATACTTATGAACTTCCACCCCTTGACATGATAGGCTGATGGTATTAAATCCTTTTTTCTTACAAGGTTCTCAGGGAGAGCAAAATCTTGTTCAAGACTTGATTAACGAACAATTGAGAATGTATGGTGTTGAGGTATTTTATTTACCGAGACAATATGCAACAAAAAGTTCGATAATTAGAGAAGTAATTGAATCAGAATTTAATCAATCATATCCCATTGAGGCATATGTTGACAATTTTGATGGATATGGAGATAATACTGTTCTTTTATCAAAATTTGGAGTTCAACAAACATCTGAAATCAAGTTAATTATCTCTCAAGAAAGATTTGAAACATATATCACACCATTAATCACTAATTTGCCCCTTATTGAACTTGCGACTCGTCCAAAAGAGGGTGATTTGATTTATTTTCCATTAGGGGATAGACTTTTTGAAATAAAATTTGTTGAGCATGAGAAGCCTTTCTATCAGTTACAAAAAAATTACGTTTACGAATTAACCTGTGAACTATTCAGAGGGGAAGATGAAATATTGGACACTGGTATTGAAAAAATCGATGATTCCTTCGACACTGAAGGGAATATTAGATCTCTCACTCTTGTCGGATCAGGTTCTACCGCAACCGCTATCTCTGGAAGAGTTGAAAGCGGAGCTATCAGCAGGATCATTATTACAAACAGAGGAGAAAAATATAATTATCCACCCAGTGTTACTATATCATCTCCCATATCAGGAACTACAGCAACAGGAATATCTACCCTACGTGACGACATTGTTAGTTGTGATGGAACAGAAATAGGTTCTGTTGTTCAAGGAGTCATGATGATTGATCCTGGGGCAGGATATACTGCAAATCCAGGAATTGCATTCGTTGGATTTAACACTAACCCTGGTGTTGGAGTAGCTGCAACCACTAGAATTTCTGACAATACTGTCGGTATTGTAACTGTTACTAGTGGAGGCGGTGGATACGTGACTGCTCCTACTGTTACCTTTAGTAGTCCAGGTGCTGGCGGAACAACTGCTACTGGTGTCGCGGTGGTTTCTGCTGCCGGAACAGTTTCTGCAATTTATATCACAAATGCGGGTGCTGGATATACAACTGCTCCTACAATCACACTTTCTGATCCATCTACCGCTGGAGTTGGAACATTTATTAGATCGGAAACTATTACTGGATCTATAAGTGGTGTGACAGGAATAATTAAGACATGGAATACTATTACTAATGTTCTTACATATTCTAATACTACAGGAGACTTCTTACCTGGAGAGACAATTGTTGGTTCTACAAGTAACGCCTCTTATGTAATAAAAGTTTATGAAGATGATAATACGGTAAATAATTATCCAGATAATGATACTTTTGAAACTTTTGCAAATGATGGAATTTTAGATTTCTCCGAATCAAATCCATTTGGGAATCCTTAACCCTAAATAAAGTTACATAAGGCATCTGTATGTTTGAATACTTTTACCATGAAATTTTAAGACGAACGATTATTGCGTTCGGAAGTCTTTTTAATGGGATTGATATTAAGCATCTCGACTCCGCTGGTAACATAAGTGAAGAAATAAAAGTACCTTTAGCATATGGGCCTACCCAAAAATTTTTAGCAAGAGTAGAGCAATCGCCAGATCTCAACAAACCAACATCGATTACTCTTCCAAGAATGTCCTTTGAATTTACAGGACTTCAGTATGACGGCACTAGAAAAGTTACCACTACTCAAACATTCAAAACACAGACTGTAGGTATTGCAACAGCAATTAGAAAGACTTACATGCCTGTTCCATACAATATGTCATTTGAATTATCAATATTCACTAAGTTGAATGATGATATGCTTCAGATAATTGAACAGATTTTACCATATTTTCAACCAGCATACACACTTTCAGTCAATTTAATTGATACAATTGGAGAAAAAAGAGATATTCCAATTGTGATTGAAAACATCACGATGCAAGACGATTATGAAGGAAATTACAGTACACGACGTTCTCTTCTCTATACTATAAGATTTACTGCAAAAACATATCTTTTTGGCCCTGTTGGAGATACTTCAAAAGCATCCAAAGATCTTATCAAAAAAGTTCGTGTTGGATATGTTCAAGACGATTCTTCTACTCCAACAAGAGATCTTACTTACACGGTTGTTCCAAGAGCTACACAAAGTTACACTGGTAATGTTGTGACAAGTTTGGCGCAAGATATTGGTACAACAACTAATATCATACAAGTTACTGATGCAAATAACATTGCAGAAAACACATACATCAATATCAATAACGAATCAATATACGTTGATAGGAAAGAAGGTAATACTCTCTTTACAAAAAGAGGACAGGATGGAACTATCACCGGATCTCATGTACGCGGTACTTCAGTCAATGTTATCACTGATGCTGATGATGCCCTTATTGAGATTGGTGATGACTTCGGATTCGATGGTGCGGTATCATGAGTTTTGATAGTTTAGACGAAGCATTTGATGTGTCAAGTGAGATTGTATCAAGTGAACCTGAACAAGTAAAACCTGTCCAGAAAGAAGTGGATGCAATAAAGTCTGATACTAGAAAGGATTATGAGTACACAAGAGGAAATCTTTATTCTTTGATTGAAAAGGGACAAGAAGCAGTTAACGGAATTCTTGAATTAGCACAAGAAACTGAACAGGCAAGAGCGTATGAAGTTGCCGGACAGTTAATCAAGAGCGTTGCCGATGCAACCGATAAACTTCTTGATTTGCAGAAGAAACTCAAAGATGTTGAAGAAGAATCTCAATCAAAAGGCCCAACAAATGTCACAAACGCACTCTTTGTTGGATCAACTGCTGATCTTGCTAAATTATTGAAGCAAAACAAAGAAAATAAATAGTTAAAAAAGTGTCATGGCAGTACCTGCAGTAAACATAGAAATTGAACAAGGTGCGGACTTTACTTCAACATTTACTATTACAAATAGTGATGGTTCCGTGTTTAATATGAGTAGTGCGAGTGCTGTTGCGAAAGCAAAAAAGCATCCCACTGCAGGAACAGCATATACTTTTTCTACTTCTATCGAATCTTCAACTGGTAAAATTACGCTCCAGATGACTGATGAAGTAACAGCAACAATGGAAGCAGGAAGGTATGTTTATGATATCTTGCTGACTGCAGCGGGTGGTGACAAAACAAGAGTCATTCAAGGAATGGCACTAGTTACTGCAGGTATATCATAAATACCACTATAGGGTAAGCAAATGCCAGATTACTTAGTAAGAAGATCAGGAACTAAAAAATTTACCGTAACTCAGGAGAAAACCGTAGTGGCGGAGAACCTATCAGAATTAGCGGATGTATCAGTATCTAATTTAGCTGGATCTGATAAATTTGTGTTAGCGTATAATGCATCTCTTGCAAAATTTGAGTTGATAGCTGCAGATGCGGTTCTCACTAATGCTGCTACTGATGCTGTATTACCCGATTCCTTTGTCAATCAACTTGATGTCGATCTTGATAACAAAGTTGATCTTGATGGAGGCTCATTTTAAAAATATCTAAATAGTAACAAGAAAAATCATAGGTTAAATGACTTCTCCAGTACTTCAGTTTAAGAGAGGTGCGTTTGCTAATCTACCTGGACTTAGGGTAGGTGAACCTGGCTTTACCACTGACAAATACGATTTATACATCGGTTTATCGTCAGAAACCGCCACAAACCAGTTTTATGGTTCGGGTAGGTATTGGGGTAGAGAGGATGGCACCAATCCTTTAGAGTTCAAACTTGTTGACAAGGACGGCTCTAACAGTATTAATTTAAGAGCTCCTGCAACTCTTAGTGGTGTTACCACTTATACTTTCCCAGAAACTCCCCAAGCAGGGAAACTTCTAATCACTGATGCGTCAGGAAACCTTTCTTGGGGCGCTGAATTTTCTTCCGATTTAAATATTTCCGGAATTGTAACTGCAACCGGTGGATTTAATATTGGAATTAATTCATCAGGAAATACTATTACAACCGGCCCAGTTCAAAATCTGAACTTTATTGGTGCAGGTAATACGTTTGCTTATGATCCCGATACTGATACTGTAGATATTACCATTGCTGGCGAAGGTTCGGCAATGACATTAGGTTCTCCGACTGATGGAAGTTATTCAGAACCTGCTGCTTTAAATACATTTACAAGTTCAACTAAAATTAGTGATAGTATTGATGATCTAAATGAACTTGCTCTGAATGTAATTAGAAACACTGCTGTTACTGGACTTGCATTCACCGCCGCAGTAACTGCGGGAGGTTCTCCTTTTACCGTCACTCTAAGTACATTTCACGACGGTAACGCCAATAGTTTTGATATTGATTGGGGCGATGGAACTGCTCTCGATACAACTTCAGATTCTACACCATCACATACTTATGATCAAGATAATGGTGGGGCATTCAGTGTAAGTGTTGTTGCTAAAAATACCTCCGGTGCAGGTGCAGGACATTCTGCTTCTTCATCTAGATCAAATTATATTACAGTTTATACTCCTGATCCAGTTGTTACTTTCGATTTATTCAGAGCATCTGCTGGAGGTAGTGTACTTAGTGGAAGTGATTTATATGTAGTTGAAGGACAATCTCTTTACTTAGATAATAATACTACAAACGCAACTCAAGTTGGTTCAGGAGCAACCTATACAGTTGACTGGGGTGATGGATCTGCAAATGATTTCATCTCAAGCAATACTGTTGGTGGTGGTGCAAGTATATCAGCGGATAGATTAGAACATACTTGGGCAGATGGTACATTAAGTGGAACAGGTAGAGACACCTTAACACTTACTATTAACAAGCATGATCTTGCTAACCCAGGAGTGGTTCCAGTTTCAGGAACTGTTCAATTAAAGG